TCCACCAGCGCCTGCGAAAAGAGCCAGCTCATTCATCACCATCCTTAAACTTCTCCAGCGCAGACACTTCAATGTGGTCCACCATAGACTGCAAGATCATGTGGGCAATGTCCACATCAGTACCGTAGATGTATGCGTTATTGAGGGTCATGCACTCTTCAAAATCAGGCTCATAGGCCGCGCCAAGTGAATCTGTCGAGCCTTTCTCTTCTGGGCTGTATTCGAGGAAGCAGACCAGATCGACATCTTCAATTGCACAGGCGAATTCAAACAAGCCTCTGGGGCATAGGGGTGTTGGGCCGTAGTTCATGCTCAACCCCTCCAAGCCAACATCACGCCAATGCCACCAAAGATGATGATGGCCAAGGTCCATTCGATTAAGGCTGTAATGATTTTCTGTTTCATCGGTTTCTTTCGTTAATGGGGCCGAAGCCCCGTGGGTTGATTATTTCCAAGTGGCGTAAGGCTCGCCACCAGACAAAGCAAAATCGTATGCAGAGACATGAGGCACACGATTAGAAGGTGTTGCAGTGGCTGCCAAGTCATAAAAATCTTCACGCAATGTGTCCAAGCGCTTACCGCCAACTTCAACCAGGTTGAAATTAGCCTCGACAGTCAAGACATTGATTGGTGTGCGACGTGAATAAGAGAAGGTGTTCATCGTTTTCTTTCGTTTGCTTGTTTAGGAGTAACGAAGTATGACAGAAATAAACTATCTGTAAACAATTATTTTTTATGTGTTGTTTTTATACATAAAGCGCAATTAGAATGCGCTGATGCAATCAATTCACGACATCAAAGCAAAGGCCAAGGCCCACAAGATCACCATGGCTGCGGTGTGCAATGAGGCTGGCATCCAGCAGTCCCAAGTGAGCCGGTGGCTGTCTGGGACTGTGGAGCCGCTGTGGACATCAGTCAATCAATTGCACTTGGCGCTTGACAAGCTGATCGAGCAATCACCAGTCATTGTCGACTGAGGCTGCTGCTGGCGCTGCTTTGCCGGCCACCACGCCAAAGTCACTGGCAGCTGTTGGCTTTGCACCACCAAGCGACTCACCCTTGGACAACAGCATGATGTTGTTGAGGCCGTATGACACGCCCTTATTGCCTGCCTGGTCATAGGCATAAGCATTCAGACTGACACGGCCATAGTCGCCAGACACGATGTCTTGGCTGCCAATGATGTCATGGCCATGGGCATCAATTGCTCCAGGCTTATTGGTGGACTTGGTGTTGAAGAAGTAATGGCCAGCGTACTCTGGGCCAAGTGGTGAGCCATCAGACTTGACTTCAGTGTCGCCATCACGCAAGGGATTCCTGACAGTCTTGGGAATCTTGTCACCAAACTTGGCAGTCAATGCCTCTTTGGCTGCGGCCTTTAACTGGGCCACAGTCTCGGTGTCTGTCTTGGGGACTAGCACTTGAGTGGAGAACTCTTCTTTGCCGTTCATCTCGTTCTTGCGAGCTGTCAGTGCTGAGAAATAAGAGAAGCGAACTTTACCGGTTGTTACACGTGTAGACATTTTTGATCCTTTTAAGGTTTGAGGTTTTTACGTTTCTGTCGTTAAACAGAAATTGCACTTTAGCACAAATTCATGTAACATCACACCAACTTAAAACGAGGAAAACGAAATGCAACTATTCCCCCATCAGCAGGAAGCCAAGCTCTTCTTGCTGTCCAGGCGCAGGGCCATACTGGCCGACCAGCCAAGGGTTGGTAAGACGCTACCCACAGCAGCTGCTGCACTTGAAAACCTACCGGCCCTGATAGTTTGCCCAGCCATTGCCAAGACAGTCTGGGAGGCGGCATTTCAAAGATTAGCGCCCAATGTCTCAGTCCATGTGGTCAATGGCAAGAAGGGCGCGTCAGAGCTAACCAGTGCCGATATCACCATCATTAACTATGACGTTTTGCAATACGCACAAACGAATGTGGACAGATATAACACTCTGGTTTTGGATGAGTGCCACAGGATTAAGAATCCAAAAGCGCAAAGGACCAAGGCGGCCATGCTGGCCATGAAGAAGATTGGCCATGTCTATGCGCTCAGTGGCACGCCCCTGCCAAATAGGCCCATCGAGCTGTGGCCCATCCTGCACGGCCTTGGCATCTACAGAGGTGGCTGGTTTGACTTTGCAGCCCGTTACGCAAAGATGTGGTCAGCCCCCTGGGGCTTGGATACATCAGGCGCGTCAAATCTGCCAGAACTCAAGGCGCTCATGTTGCCCCATGTCCTGAGACGCAAAAAAGAAGACATCTTTAAAGACTACAAAGAGCCGCAAGTTAGCCTGATCACCTTTGATCTGGCCAATGACAAACGTGAGCAAAGTTTTGATGCCGATGCCTTGATGGCAAACCCCAACGCCTTGCTGGCCTTTGAGGGTCTGGCCGAGATCATGCGCGAGGCCGGTATGCGCAAGGTCCAATACGCTGCCGACTTCATCGATGACTTGCTCCAGTCCAACGAGCCGGTGGTGGTCTTTGCGCACCACAAGGATGTGGTCCAAGCCCTGCAAGATGAACTCAAAGCCCACAAGCCCGTGATCGTGGTGGGTGATACCGCACGGGCCAAGCGCGACAAGGCCATTGCAGATTTCCAGTCTGGCCAGACCAAATGCATCATCGGCAACATTGCCGCCATGTCTGAAGGTGTGGACCTATCGGCTGCCGACACCATTGTCTTTGTCGAATGCACCTGGTCCACATCAGCATTGGAGCAGGCCAGTAGCAGGGTCGAGAACATCAACAAATCAGGCATCCCCCCAGTCATTTATATCTTGACCATCAAGGCCAGCTTGGACCATACAGTCTTGGCCAAGGTCTTGAAGAAACTGAATATCGTCAACCAAATCATTTAACCCAGGAGAAACCATGCAACATGAAACCCGAAAACACGCCCGACTCTCAGCATCACGCACTGACCGCTTCATGTCTTGCCCAGGCTCATACCGGCTTGAATCCCTCATGCCTTACGAGCCAGCAGGCGAAGCCGCTGCCATTGGCACAGCAATCCATGAACTCTCTGAGATTATTCTCTCAGGCCGTGCAGTCCCTGCCGACACCGATAAGGACCATCTGGCCATGGCCCAAGGCTATGCAGACTTTGTCAACACTCTGGTCGAGAATCCGCGCAAGAAGCTCATCGAAGTCAACCTAGATGAAGGTCTGAAGTCTCTGCACCCAGCGCTTGGTGGCACGGCTGATGCCATCCTGGTCGATGGCAACCATCTTCATGTCATTGATCTGAAGACTGGTCGTGTGGCCGTAGAGGCCGAGGACAACAAGCAGCTGCTGACCTATGCCCTTGGTGCAATGCGACAGCTCAAGGCGCCAAACACCATCGAATGCACCATGCACATCTACCAGCCCCGTGTGGGCCACAGCAAGTGGACAGTGTCGGGCCTACGTCTGGAGCTGCACGGCAGGCGCTTGCAGTCGGCAGCCGAGCTGGCACTCACAAGCGATGCACCCACAAGCCCCTCTCCCGATGCCTGCCGGTACTGCAAGGCCAAGACCATTTGTCCATCCATGCGTGAGAAGGTCCAGATCGCTGCCAGAAGCGATTTCATGCCTGACATGACTGTTACCCCTGAGATGCTCGATGACGCTGTCCTGGTGGCCGCATGGGCTGAGATGGTGCAGGCCGCTGCCAAAGAGCAGCTGGCCCAGGGCAAGTCAATTCAAGGCTGGACCATGCGTCTTGGCCGCAAGACCAAATTCTGGAAGGATGAGGCACTGGTCCAAGAAGCATTCAAAGACAACTTGAAAGTGTGGGAGTTGAAGTCACCCAGTGCTGTCTTGAAACTTGGTGTCGAAGTCAGCGAAGACCTAGTCGGTGAGAAGGTCGCTGCATCTAGTTTAGTGAGGAGCAAAGAATGACTAAAGACGAAGCATTACGCATTGCATTGGAGACATTGGAATATGCAGGGCCATCATGGATAGACGCAAGACAACCAGCCATTACCGCCATCAAAGAAGCCTTGGCACAGCCAGAGCAGGATTGGATTGAGCGTGAACGTGCCGTTGGTTATCGAGAAGGACACAGGGCGGCTTTAGCACAGCGCACATGGGTTGGGCTGACGGATGAGGATATTTCAGAAATTGTTAGAGGTACACATAACACTGGAAGCTTTGTTCGCGCCATTGAAGCCAAACTCAAAGCCAAAAACACTTAAAGAATAGAATCCAAACCCTGTGCCAAAAGAAAAAGCCTGGTAGCGCGTAAACACTACCAGGCAAAAGTCAACTCAATGGCAACCTACAAATGAAACCCCAACCTAAAGGAATTTCAGTGACCATCTTAACTGAAACACCCCTGCCAGATACATTCAGCCAGTCCCAGCAAGTGGCCTGCAAGATTGGCGCTGTCGCGCCTGATGCAGTCTTCTGCACCTTTGCCCTACAGGGCAGTAAGAAAATCCCATTCAAGCGATCTGGCCAAGGTGTGGCCCGTGACACTGACCCAAGTGATTTGTATTCAGCCGAAGACATCTGGGCCATGGAGTCATGCCCTCATGGCCAATACCTTGGCCTAGTCCAGCAGCGCCCCATCATCAGCGCATCAGGAAACTATTTGGTTTGCCTCGATGTAGACATGAAGCACGCAAGTGGCCCCACCAACGTGGCCATCCAGCGCATGGCGAAATTTGTCAAACAAAACAAGATGCTGACCGAGGTCTCTGTCTCAGGCCGTGGCCGTCATGTCTTCTTATGGGTCTCACCACCCAAAGAAGCTGACCAGGTGTTGCCCAAGTACAAGCTAGGCGGTGGTCAGGAACTCGAAGTATTTGGCCTGCCAAACAGTGCAGGCAAGTCAGTGCTACTTTCTGGCAATGCCGTGGTCGGTGAATTCCAAGAGGCCGTGGACCTTTATGCCCTGCTCCAAGACTGGGGCATCATCGAGCAGCACCAGCTCCAAGAGCCAAAGCCTGCACCACCAAGTCAATCATTTGACTTTACCCAATTAGGCTCAAGGATTGATGACAGCGATCTTGATCGTGCGGTCAAGGCTTTGCACCATATTTCCCCAGACTGCGATTATGAGCAGTGGATCGAGCTGGGCCAAGCGCTGCACACCGAATTCGGAGAAGCCGGTCTCGGCCCATGGATGACATGGTCCATGGCTGGCCAGAAGTACCAAGGCACTAAAGACATTGAGACCCACTGGAAGAGCTTTCACCAGGGCAAAGGCGTGGGGCTTGGCACACTCTTCAAGTACGCCAAGGACTGTGGCTATGAGCCACCAACCAAACAGACTGAGCGCAAGTCAGCTGTGGAAGACTTTGCAGCAGTGATCAGTCAGGCCCAAGGTGATGCGCCAGTGGCCCAAGATGCACCACAAGGCTGGCCAGAGCGCCATCTGTCCATTGGCCAGATCAAACCCATCCGCTACATGGTCAAAGGCTTCTGGGCGCACAGTTTCATGGTGCTGGCCGGTCAGCCTGGCATTGGCAAGACCACCGCGGTCATCAGTCTGTGCATGGTCATGGCAGGCTTGCAGGCCAAAGACTGCGAATTAACTGCCACCAAGAAACGCAAAACAATCATCGTGACTGAAGACTCGGACCAAGTCGAAAGGACTCTGACTGGATATGCAAGGCATTATGGGATTGATTCAAAAGCATTATCCCAATGGTTTGTCATCATCGATGCCAAGCGATCTAATGTGAAAGATTTACTCATGCTTGCGCATAATGTAATAAATCACACGATTGATAATGTCAGGCCATTATTGGTATTAGACACGGCTAATGCCACAATGGATATTGATAATGAGAATGATAATAGCGAGGTGGGTAGCTTTATTGCAGCCCTCAAGCAGACCATCTATATCCAACTGGACACGCCAGTCTGCATCATTACTCACACCAACAAGACCATCAGCAAGGCCGACTCAGATGCCACAGCCCGTGGAGCAAGCGCATTCACCGGTGATGCCACATTGACTGGAGTCCTGTTTGAAGACGAGACCAAGACCCGTTATATGCGCCTGGTCAAGACCCGCTACCAGCCCAACTTTAGAGAGATCAAGTTTCAATCAGATGTCTTTGCTGACACTGTCCTTGATGAAGATGGGGATATCCAAGAGCAGATGGTCCTCTTGGTCGTGCCAGCCATGTCCTCGGAAGAAGACCGAAGGCAGGCAGCCAACGACCGACAGAACGATAAAAGACAGCAACAAGTCCAAGATGCGTGTGACGCTGCCTGCAACTTTGTCCAGTCCATCATCAATGCCAAAGGCGCGGTCATCATGCGCAGAGGGTCAGGCCGGCCATCAGTGCCAAAAGAAATGCAAGGGATGCACCAGCTGGAGTGGGCTGACATCTATCAGGCCGTGCCAATGGCCGACCAAAGCTACTCAAGACGGGCTGTTGGCGCGGCCATATTTCAGCGCTTCTGTCAGGACCAGTCAAGCTCTGGATGGGTTCAAATAAAGTAAAGCGGTAAACAGGTAGTAAAGCGGTAGTAAAGCGGTATACCTGTTTAGATAAAGGCAGGTCTGTTGGTATAAGTGGGGTCCTTAGACCCACTTATCCACAGGCCAATCTGGTCAGTTTTGGGATGGTGAAAAGTAAAGCGGTAAAGCGGTAGATTTCCTTTGTCCATACCGCTTTACTTTTAACGATTTTTGGAGGTTTAGCATGGTCCAACAAGTTGAGCAGTTATCCACAAGTTATCCACAATTAGAGAAATTCGTGGAAGATGAGCGCGTTTTCTGTCACCAGTGCAGTAAGGCGGTAGAAGTGGAGCAGCGCCAGTCCATGCCAGCAGAGCAGATGGAGCGCCACCGAAAGGTCAACGCAAAACCACTCCAGTGGATGTTTGACCAGGCAAAGATTAAAGGTGGATGGGCAACTGTCACATGGTCCGAACATCAGTGCGGCCAAACGGGACTGGCCACATTCCCGACCGATGTCAAGCACCGATGCCACTTGTTCCAAGCCAAAGCCTCGGCAGTAGAATCCGAAGAATGGTGGTTGACTTAAAACGCAAACGAAAAAGCATTGAACACATTGACCAGGTCAAAGTGGTGCAACACTTTCGAGCGTTCTATCCGGACATCATCATTGCAGCAATACCCAATGGAGGCGATAGAAGCCCGTCAGAGCGCGTCAGGCTGCATAGTGAAGGGGTATTGGCAGGGATGCCAGATTTATGCGTCTTAGAGCCTAAAAACGGGTTTTATGCGCTATTTGTGGAAATGAAGACCAAGGCCGGTGTGGTCTCAGCCAAGCAAAGCGCTGTGGGTTTGCAGTTAAATGCAAAAGGGTATCGGTCAGTGGTCGCCAGATCAGCTGCCGATGCAATCAAAACAATCGAGGAGTATTTGAATGGCCAAAGCACAAACCATGAGTGAACTGGCAGACAACATTGCAGCCAGGCAGATGAACCAAAAGGAACTCGCCAACATCGAGCGCAAAGAGATGTCTGGGATCAATAAGAAAATTCACGCCTTTGGCGGTGAAGCTATGCTCTTTGACCATATCTCACAAGGTAAGACCATCGATTCAGTGATTAAGTCTTTGGACATCAGCATCGGTGGTTTCTACAAATGGATCGAAAAAGATGCCAAGCGGGGAGAACTCCTCGCACGCGCACGCACGCGAGGTGGCAGAAGTTTAGCA